GGGAGATGGAGGGGGGGTAGAGTCGAAGCGTCGGTATACAAGTACAGCCAGTTGAGTGAGAGCTAAGCATGTAGTTCCGGTTAACAGGTATTGAACGGTACCACGATTACCAAAGAAAGCAGGGAGAGTCCATCGAAGAAACTTCAATAGAATCTGGAGTGCTACTTTAGAATGGCTCAAAACACTTCCATACGTGGGAGCTAGTTCCATCACAATCATTGGCATCATGTCAGGGTCAGGTCTGAGATCAAAAGCAATCAATCCTTGACGACCCGTGGCTATTGGCGCTTGACGCCAAGCCTCGAGCAATTCAGGGGGAAAGAATGGTTCTTGACCAAAAACGCGACGCAAACAATAAGCTATGAATGGTTGGCCGGCAACAACGTTCCAAGCACCATGGAAAGTGATCGCTTTTGTCATAGAAAGACGCGAGCAGATCAAATGCATCACAGCGGTTGGTAGGTAGTGTAAGAGTCCTGCACCACCATTTTGAAACATATGAGAGAATGATTCAAACATGATGATGGCAGGCGTGGCCCAAGCAAATACGTGCTTGAAGTACTCTTCATATAAGGGAGCCGATAGAGTCAACTTGAGCAAATCAATGTAAGAGCGGTAAATGGGTTCGCATTCTGAAAGTATTCGATGATTACTTCGCAGACACAAGAAAATCCATTTCCATGCTCTAAGGGTCGATTGTTCGGGAAAGACTGTACCTACTGTCTTGAAGATCTTTCCCAGGAGCAAAGTCAACACATCCAAATGGGTAAAGGAACTGCCTGGACGAATCCGGGGAGTGGCCAATTTGCGCCAAATCACCAGAAGAAGGGTGAAGGCTGCGAAAATGCCAGTCAAAGCTGCTCCAGGAGTCAGGATCGGCGGTTCAGGTTTCCCTATTGAATCCAAACTCTTATTGAGCGCTGCCAGTTCATTACCGTGGCTGGTGTTGAACAATGTAAGGGCGCGGGAGCGTTCCTTTGCATTGTGTCCCAAAGCCGCCAACGTGATCTGGTCAATCGTTGGACGAACTTCAGGGAAAAGATCGTAAAACAAAGTAGCTAAAGGGTCACTTTTGAGGAGTTCTTCAACTTTGCGAGCAGCTTGGCGGGCGGTCAAACCGTTTTGAGTGCGCATAGCACTGGAGTCAGTCAACTTGGTCCAAAGAGATCGAGGGATCAAAATTTGAACGTCTCGACTGGTTACCAGAGAGAAAATGCGGGGAAGAGCCGTGTCATAGCCAAACCAGGACAATGGGCACATGATACCTTTCAAGACCATCCCTGACCAGGTGTCCAAGTCTCGATAATGAGACTCTACAACTTGAAATTCGGGAGGTAGAGGGTATTTCTCTGCCGATCCTGGAAGGCCACGTTGGGCTGTCCACTTAAAAGTCACCAAGCACATGTCACCCAAGGTGTCTTTGACATTCCATAACAAGGTTCCTTCCTTATACTCCTTTTTGCCAGTTGCCCAAATCCAATCAAGAGGATCATGGACGCTGTACGCAGAAGACTTGAGGTCAGAACGGAACAGAATCACGCCGTTAGGCATGCGACGCCAGCCACCTTCACCATTGACAATGCCAGCCACGCCTATGAAGCGGTGGCCGACCCATGCCAAAGTGGTGTCAGCACGATCGCGTAACAAAGTACGAACAAATTCTGGGGTCATTGGTCCGGCTTCAGTGTTATACACATCTACCATCAAAAAGTTGACTCCCAAATCGAAATTGTCGACTTTGCGATCGGCCATCCAGGTGGTGTCGCGGTCAATATCACCTCCGGTCAACAAAGGACGATAAACCTTGAGATCCAACTTTGGTCCCGCTGTGGTCATCTTGTTCAGCTTGTCAGCCAAACGACAATCACGAGGAGACCCCCACAATGAGACGATGTCAAACTTGCCTTCTGAGCCAG